ACATGGGCCAATACATGCTTTTTTGGATGGGCCGGCAACAAAGGACAGTGCGGATACGGTAAACGTGATAAAATGACTCCAAATCAAGCTATTGAGGCTGTTCTAAAGTTCCATAAAGAGAATTGCACACAGCATACGCAATAAACATAGTTTTATAAAACAAAGACCGCCTTTCGGCGGTTTTGTTGTTGGGAAAACCCATGAAGGAAAAACCAACTAATACAGTATAGCAGCTATTCTGAAATCGTCAGGTTCTTCTTTGCCTCGTATGCGCCAGTTCCTGCGGCTCCGGATGTTATACCAAGCAGTAAGCCAATGACAATATTTGCCAATGTAATGCCAAAAATAAAAGAGCATACTAGCCCTATAATAGCCCCAATGCCCATACTAACGAACGGAAGGTACTTACTATCGACTTTTCCTGTTTCTTTGATTGCTGTAACGATTTTTGAGATAACTGGGGCACCAAACATTGCGATTGATGATTGAATAAGCGCGGTCGTTGTTTCGTTCATATTAGTGTAAAAAATTTGCTAACTCTGGCAATGCCCTTACCACAAGGAGCATGATTATACCTGTTATTATAATAGTTATTGCGTTATTTGCAATTTTGAAAACCATGCTGCTGCCCATGATTTTTCCCTCTATTTCTGCAAAACGCTCAAGCATTTCTTTATCTTTTATGCTATCCATTTCCTCTCTTTTTTCCTCTCTATCTTGGCAAAATACTATAAATTTTTCAACTTTTTCTGCAAGGCCGAGTACTATGCGCTCAAGCGAATCATGATTGCTTCGTTGAACGCTTACATCAATTTTTATATTTTCTTGATCTCTACGCAAGTCTCTTATGTCGTGCTCATGACGTTCTAAAGAGGCACACTCATTTTCCTGTGGCATATCCAATAATTACAATCATTATTCCAATAGCCGCATTGCTTATCATTAAAGCAAGAGCTATCGACCGCCAGAATACCATTTTTTTATCACTTTTGTGAAGGGACTCAACCAAAGTCATCATGTATTCTATGAGTTTTCTCTTTGAGTCTCTGTCAGCATCAGTCCTTTCAACGCTTTTTCGCATTTGCGAAAGCAGCTGCTCTAGTTCTTCAAAAAATTTTATCGTGACACGTTCTGTATTTTTATCATTATCAACCATAAAAAATAAAGCCATGGGTTTGGCTTTATCTTATCACCTTATATTCTTTTGTACTAACTTTGCAAAGTAAAAAAGAAAAAATAGAAATATATTACACTACCATGATTTTTTTGGCAAGCAAAATAAACGCATTACGCGTAAAGTTGTCAAAAATGGCCTAACTAGAAAGCTCTTCTGCCATTTCCTCTGGCGATCTATCTCTGTGTGAGGCAAGGTATGCCTGCTTTAAAGAAGAGTCAGCCTGTTGCTCGCAAATTTTTTGTATTGATTCTTCTGCAGATGCATCACCGTTCTTTTCTGCGTATAAATCCATGCCTACTTTTTGCGCATCCGTTAGTGTGATAGTTACCTGAAAACTCATAGTATATTTAGGTTATTTTATTATTACAGAGGACCGATTGCTATCCATGAATAGTTATAGTTGGAGCTTGAGCTAAATGTGCCGCTCGCTTTATACATATCAATTCTAAAGCCTGTTGCTGTTACAGAGCTATGCTGTGCACTAGAAGGAACATCGGGTGTAAACCACCCTTCATTATCAGGAGTGCCTGCCGCCGTAGCTCTTGCGCCGCCAACTGAAATAATGACAGTAACCTCCTTACTAGAAAAAGAAACTGGAAAAGTTACGGTTTCATTTAAAGTATTTGTCCCATCGCCAACAATATATCCCCAACCACGTTGTATGTGTGATTCTGCATATGTAGCAGAGCCAGAATTATCCCGCGGCATTCTACCAATAGAGACCACATTTCCGTTTGAGCTTGGCACTAAACGGATATCGTCGGCTGCTGCTAAAATAAGATCGCCAGAATCAGATGACATTCTACCATCTGTTCCGTCATGATACATTTCTATGACATCGGTATCTGTGGAATCGTAAACTTTCAAATGATTTCCATCGTGAACTTCTACAGTACCATCCCCTAGAAGAATCAGCGACTCTTCTTGTATGCCGTCATTTCCAGTCATTACGAAAGCAAAACCGCCATCTGGGCTTGTTTGGTTCCCGTCAGTCTTTTCAAACACGAAGAAATCAGCAGCACCGCCGTTGTAGCCTTGATCGTAGGTAAATCGCCATCCATCCCCGCCTGTTGGAGTTCCTGTTTGGCTAGTTCCACCATACATGAGTGTCCCGACATCAGAAGGTGGGTCAAAGTAGATAGCGTTGCCATCCGGAACGTACAAATTTGCGTATGTACGTGTGTCTGTGATGTTTGCAGTCACTATACTAGCCGCGCCAGCAGATACTGCCACGTTAGCCAAAGAAATGCAGTACGAAGGCGTAGAAGGCGCTACAGGAGACGCTGCAGGAGTGCCTGCAATCGCGTATACAGTCACAACTCCACCGCCGTCAGCATCAGGTGGCAAGGAAGGGTTTAGATAGGCAACAATGTTATCAATACGTGGATTTGCAGTCGCGTTGCTTGTGATTGCAACGTTTTGCACATCATCACAAAGAATTTCCCAGTATTTGGTAACGCTCGAGTTTAGGCTCCATGCAGCATTGAGGATAATAGCGCGACCCGGCGCAACGTCTACGCTCATATTTGCTCCTGCTCCTCGCTTAGTTACTGCCAAAGATGCAGAATCAATGATGCCTTTTTGGTATAAAAATTCATTTTGAAAAAACAGCAAATCCGCCTCTGTAGCGTTCGTCATTGCGTTTCTGATGATTGCATAGTTTGCCATGTGTGTATTTTAGCTTATTTGTTCAATGTAGCCAATGATGTAAATTTTTGCATCTGCTGTGTTTGCACCGCTTGCGCCCACGTTGTACTCAAAAATATAGTCATCGTCTAGTGGTATCGTTATCTGCTGTCTACCCTCGCCATTGTTCCTGTGGTTGCCATTCACAGCACCGTGCGTGTATGTGCTTCCGTTAGGTCGAAATAGAATATAGGTATCGTTTGCTGCGCTTCCTGTATCGTTAAAAACGACGTATAGGACAAGCTCGAACGCGTCATCTGATATTTCATCAGTACCTGAGCTTGTATAGCCTGAGACGTCCAAATCAGTCCAGCCGGTAGACGATACATTGTTTAGATTGAGCGCAAGTATTACTGGCTCAATAGGCACAAAGCGATGACGCCCACGATAGTGTGAGTTTTCAAGGCGTTTTTGGTTCTCCATGCTCTTGCTGAGAGCTGAAAAGAATGGTTTTGTGGCTTTATTCTTACTCATACAACATTTAGTGTTAAATCCATGGTTTCCGTTCCGTCTTTCCCTACATTTACAGTAAGTTGGTATAGTCGATATTGTGCTTCAAAAGAGAAGGCTACTGCATACATGAATTTGAAATTGAATATATCCCCAACATCGAACGTTCCAAACCGCGGCTGTACTAATGGGCGCTGCTTGAGTTTTATGCTTTTTGGAATCTGTCTATATTCAGCAAGATATGTGGCGCTCTTGTCATCAAGAGTGTCTTGAACAGATACGTCAGACTCGGACGGATGCGCTTCAAAAAGACCGTAACTTGCCTGAGAAATAAGGTCCTCTGACGTTCCAGTAAGCTGTGTTTCTGTGGTAGCCGCTCCATAAACGGCGACACGATTTGCAAACTCCTCGCCCTTTTCTTCAATATCAAACGTACTTATATTATTATAATGCAAAACGTTAAAATCTCCTTTCCGATAGCATAGAGACGTGCTAAGTTCAGCACCTTTATGATATTGATACGTGTCGCCACGATAAAATGTGTTGAATATACCAATTTCTTGGCTATATGGAGTTGGGGTGATTTCCCAATCAATCCCGTAGTTTATTTCAGAATACGAGACCAAGATGTCGAGTATGTTTCGGCTCTGCAAGTCTTTTCCAGCAGTACGGTTGTGCGAAGTTGGGTGCGCGCCGCGTGTAATTCCAAGGCTCCCATATGTTTCTAACTGAGTATTGTTGATGACCTCCCACAAAATATCACTTGCATCTGTTGGCGTGAGCTTTTGGTAGCCTTTTGCAGTGAAGCGAGTCTCAAGAAGCGATGCGAGGTCTTTGAAAAAGAAAGTTACTTGTCCAGAATTTTGATCCCCAGAATAACTGCGATTATACATTTTTCCATACCAAACGAGTTTGTACTCAGACGCATTATTCATAGGATTGTCGCGTCGATACACCTTGATCCATGACTGTAATACTGCCGTTGTGTACGGCGTGAGCTTTGGGTCATCCATTGACATAGTGAGCTGCGCGATTGACCCCCTGTTTAAAGAATATGCAAACTGTAATGATAAAAATTGATGCATTTCAACGCTCTGAGAATCAGACCCGACAATAACAACCTTATACGCTGGCGAAAAAATATCTTTCATATTCCGAGATACGTGTCGTAAAATATCGTCTGCATTTGCGTATCTGATGTTGATCCGGAATCAGCGGAAAGCGTTATAGTATTCTCGCCCGGGTCAAGTACAATCCATGGCCCCGTAATACTATCAATTACGCTTACTCCTCCAACTGTTGCGGTGCGATTGCGAACGTCAATAATAAGTTGCTGAGCGGCTGTCAATGTCACATTGATTGTCATTCGCTGGCCATTTGTACTATTTGCTATTGTAAAAAGCGTCCCCGGTCCAGTGACTATGAATGTAGGGTATGCAGGGGCGTTCCCCTCATTGTCCACAATCAACGGGTCAGTTGCAGAGCTTGCGCCAGAAGCTAGCGACATAGGCACTGGCGTTGGTATACCTGTACCGCCTGAAATAACTGTTACCTGCTGTGTATTATCATGCTCAGAGCCCTCAAAAAAAGGAAAATGAGCGCGAAAGGTAACTTGGTAGCTATTCCATGTGCGCGACGGCTCGCCCTCTGGCAGGTCTAGATTTGGATCAAGGGCCACAACGTCGTGTAATGTGCGTGTAGAACCGTCTGAGAGCGTAAAAACCATATCATGGCCTTGGAGCAGAGTAGGTCGCAATGCACCCATCAGGTTTTGGCGCAGTGTCATGTAGTTCGCAAGGCTCGATGCAACCAAATCACCAGACCAGCCAATAGTGCGCGATCCATAGAGGTAAGCCGTAGCCAACGCGCCGTATTCCTGCGATAATTCCTCAGAAGATGCACGAATGATAGGAAGGCCGTTTCCAGATACAGCCTGAATTGATGCCCCTGTAGAGTCAAAAGTAAAACCATTGTATTCAATGCTTGCGATCATATTGCTGTTTTTAACACTAAGCCAAAGCGAGATGCAATCTCATCAAGAGACTCGCCTTCGACACCATTGATGTTGAAATTATAGACGTTGCCTCTCTGTTTGAATTTGTTGATACGCTTTCCTACCTTGTTCACGTCTGAAATTGCAGAATTGAACGGGGCAACGCCTTCACCGGGAAGAGTGCCGTAGTTTCGCGCGGCATCGCCCGTTTTTTCCTGTAACATTTCCACCAAGTCAGCAAAATTAGCTCGTAAATCCTTGCGGTTTGCTTTAAAATCGGCCTTTTTGTCTTTTTTTGCAGTCTTAAGATCACCTTTCAGCACCGCTTTCTCTGCAGCGACCTGTTCCTGCAAAATACTAAGCTGATCGAGAGATGATTTTCGTGCTGCCTCCGTGATGTCATCGTGATACTTTATGATGTCTGCTTTGTGTGCATCCAAAATAGCCTGCTCTGCATCGACTTGCACCTGTAACTCGGATACTGCAGCGTCTTTTTCTTCTTTCAGCTTTTCGATATTATCAAGGCCAGCCTGTCTACGCTGCTCTGTGATGTCGTCATTGACCGCTGTGACTGTATCAGCGTGTTTACCAAGAAAAGCCTCCTCAGCGGCGATTTGTTCATTTAGAGATGCAATATATGATGTGTCCTGATCAAGGCTGCCAAGCGATAGCTCGTTTTGTAAGTTTTTTTGTAATTCTGCGAGCTTATCTTGCGATGTGATGATAACACCAGCCATTTGAGCGTCAAAATCGCTCGCCGTTGCGAGAATCGACTTGCTCAGATCCTTCATGTTATTTTGAATATCTACTACTGCATCGCCAAAATCGGAGCGAAAACCCTCCATTAGCTCTTTGCGCTTTTTGTTGATGTCTTTGACCGTCTCCGCAAATTTCTCCTTGATTTCGTCAGACTTATCACGGAATTTGCTCAAATAATCGCCGGCCTTGTCCGAAATACCACGGAATGCGTTGATGAACTCCTGCGCAGATTTTTCAGCCTTTTCCTTAGATTTGCTTTTATCAACAAATGGAGAGCGGTCCACAGTGCCTCCGCCACCGGCTCCATCAAGTGCGTTAGCCATCGCAGGCGCTCCGTTAACGATGGCATCACGCATCTTCCCGAATGCGTCGCCACCGTTCATGATGTCCTCAGTAAACGCAAACAATTTTCCGGTTAACCCATCTATTTGGCCTTGTGAAGCCTGCCAATCAAAAGACTCGAAGTTTTCAAAAATGCTTCCGTTCCATGCGTCCCCGAGCTTTTGACCCACGGCGCCCCAGTCGCCCTTGAAAAAAGATACTGCGCCGGCTGCCAAATCGCTCAATTTCCCCCCAAAGTTCTCGAACAGCTTTCCAACATTTCCGAATGCTGTTTTGAACGTATCTGCAAATGCGCTGGCTCCAATTCCGACAACAGATACAAATGCTGACGTTCCATCTATCAATGACTTTATAGTATACAAAAATCCAGCACCTGCTTGTCCGGCAACGTAAAATGCACTTTGCCAGAATCCTGCTTTTTTTGCACCATCCTCAGTCTGATCGTTCATCTGCTTTTGAGGAGTCAAGATGTTGATCAATGCATCGTAGAAAGGGCTCAAGCCATACTGCACAGCATGTCCAAGCTCTACGCGCGCGTTGGTGATTGTGGTATTCAACAACTGCTGTTTACCTTGGAAAGTATCAGCCATTGCGGCAGCGTCACCAGAGAAAATGGAGGTTTCCCTCAAAAGACCGTTGTATAATGCCGTCCTAACATTCAAATCTGACTGCACGTTTTGCAAATCTGTTTCAGCGTACCCAGCTTCTACTAATATCTTACTCAAGTTTTTTGTAATACCTGCATTTTCTGAGAGCATTGAGTTCCCAGCCTTGATACCTTGCGTTGTTGTAACGATGGCGTCTCCAAACTCCAAAGTCCCCAATCTATTGAAAGATGCGGAGTCTTTAAAACCCTCCATGAGTTTGATAGCCTCCGGAAGCTCAAAGCCAGACGCAAGTAAATTTTTTAGGCCTGCCGATGACTCAGTAAGTGGCAGTAAGCCGTCAGATGAAAGTCTTTTGGCAGCTTCCATTGCCTCCGTTTGATTTTGACCAAAAGCAGAGGAGACTCTAGCCAAACCAAGTAATGCAGCGTCGTATTTTACTGCCTCAGCAGAGGCTTGCATCATCTGATCTTTGATCGTACTTACCGCAAGCCCGATACCAAAAATACCGGCAGCACTCTTGGCCATGCCAATAAATGACGTACCGGCATTATCGGTCGCTTTTGACGTGTTCCCAAGGCCCTTGTCTATGCTACTCAGCTGATTTTGTATCTTCTTGAGATCTGCAGAGGCTTTGTCAATGACGTCAATGATCAGTTGTTCTTCATTCCTGTTGGCCATCGTGAATTTGATTCAATGCGTCTGTTTTATGAAGGTACCACAGTTCTTCTACAAACCAGAGAGGTTGGTTTATATACGTCCAATAATCCCAACCAAATAGCTTGCAAACTCTGTACCGTATTAAGGCCTCGTGATGGCCTTTTGCCTTTTTAGGGGCTACAATGAGGAGCTCGAGATCGTTTTTTTTTCCTTGCTGAGCTCATACTCTTGCTTCACGTAAGCAATAGTCTTTCGCAGCAAATCCCACTCTGCCAACGACAATAAATTCACTACATCCTCTTTAGAAATTTCTTTTGCCACATCTTCTTGTGTCGCAGGAATAGAAACGAATTTTTTAATGAGAAAAATGTCCTGTTCCCATCCTGCACGTTGGACGTCCTGTGCAAATTCTTTGATCAATAGATAAGATGGAATCCACGCCTCTATGTTAAGGTTTGGCAGTCGGATAATGCCATACATGCGTGGGATAGTGAGGTCTCCACTCTTTTCAATAAGCGTTTCCTCACGATATCCCTCTGTAGGGCGTGAGATGCGCTCTACGTCTGCTGTTGGGTCTGGCTCCGATTGTGTTGGTTCCTTTGGTTCTTCGTTCATATTCATGGGTTTTAATTAGTACTAAGCGATTGTAGAGAGGTTGTTGAGGACCTTGACGTCAACTGCTTGAGCATCAGAGCTGTCGTACTGCGCTGTGTAGGTTGACGTGATCTTTGTAACAGTCTCGAAAGCTGTCTCTACAGGCTGCGCAGTCGCTTTGATGTTGTTCAAAGTTATGCGGAGTTCGTATGAAGTTGTATTCCCAGCGAACATGCGAATTACGCAAGCCTGTTTCTCGTTTTCGAGATAATTCATGCGCTGCGTGTCATTCTCGTATGTCTCAATGAATGTTAGCGATGCGCCAAAGTTTGTGCGACGTAAATCGGAAGGGTCATACGAGCCAGTCTGGTGCGCACCATCGTCAGACTCATTGGAATGAGTCAATACCCACTCAGAACCTTCATCACCCGGAGTATGCGTTGCGGATAAAGCAGTCGAAGCATCGGCGGCAAAGCGAAATTCTGTGCGTGCCCACATGAAAGGCGTCAATAAAGTGAATGAAGGTGTTGCAGCACGAATACGAACCTTTGTCCCAGCTGCATAAGACGTCACGTCGGTCGCTGTCGTGAATGTTGTCACGCCACTTACAGAAGCTACTGTAGCGTTTATGACAGTCGTTCCGTCGTTAAATTCGATAACGTCACCTGTGACAAGGCCTGTCGTTGGAGATGGGTCATAATCTGTGGATAAAGTCACAGTATATGGACCTGATCCAGTTGGAGTGCCAGAGAGTGTAGCAACCTCGAAGTGCTTGAGAGCCGTCATGTCAACGTTCAAATGCATTTCGTTATCTACCCACGATGGTGATATTGAATTTGCTTTCACGCCGATAAAACGGTGCACGTAGTATCCTTTTTTGATGTCTACAGTGTAATAGTTTTCTGTGTCACCAACAGTGAACGGGTGAGTATATGGACCGGAGCCAGATGGGGCGCCTTTGGTCATAAACATATTAAAAATGTGCGCTGCAGTGTTTGGTTCTGCTAACACTTCCACAGAGCCGCGATGGTTGCGGAGGCCTGCAAGAATGTCCTGCACCGCGTTGCGGTTGCCTTTCACGCTACCCTGCTCTCGTTTATTCATTGCAGTGGTAAGGTTTTCCTTGAAATAAGGAACGTAGCGCGATGGAGTTACCGTTGTTGATTTGTCGGTTTGTACACCGAGAGCCATGTACCCTCGACTGCCGACGTAGGTGTTTTGCATAGTTATTTAGTATCTTTCTTAGGTTTTTCGGTCTTTTCCAATTTTTGTAGCTCAAAGTTTGGGTTGTTGATTTCGACCTTAGACTCGATAATAGCTTCCACTTTTACGAGTCCATGTCCGATCAACTCTTGTACTTCTCCGCTTACGTTTTTGTAGGTGAACATACTTATGATCGAGTTAATACTTCTACGTTCATTTTGCCATTGAATCTGATTTCAAAAATGTACACATCACTTTTGTCGTCGTCAATCCGATCGCAAGATACATCTGTATTATACACAACTTCTGTACTTTGTGTATTCAATGTATCTCCGGACAAGAATGGATGCCCTCTAAGGATGCCTATAACTGAATCGGCACTGTATCTAGCGCGATTGTTGCTAAAGTCGAGTCCGAAAATAATTTCATCCGCTTTCTGCGCAGGGCTTGGATAACCTTTTGAATGTTGGTTCATTAGGCCGTCTTTCTTATTCACATACACGCGCACGTATCCGCGGTATTCGAGATGATCCATGCCAGTGGGGCCGAGAGTGACGTCTACACCACGAGTATCAATAACAATACACGGCATGATGATTTTGTCAGTTTCCGCAGGAGTGCCCAGATAGTATTCCTTGATAACGTTCTTCGGAAGGCCGTTTTTCAAGAGTTCTTTGATTTTCTCAGAGATTTGTAGCATAGAGTTTGTGGATGGCTTTTGTGACAATTTCTCGAACGCGTTTATTAGCAACAAGCATAGCACGTCGTGGCAAACCACTCTTACGAGGAGCCGACGATTGGTGAAAAACAAACTTTGGGTCTGTATTGAACACCATGAGACGATTGACTGTACCCATGCGCTGTGTCTTTGATCTAAAACTGTTGGATAAGCGCCCGCTAGACTCCATTATTCCACGCCCCGGGTACTTTTTATTCTTTCGCGCAGCATATTCAGGAGATAACGGCTTCCATTTTCTTCCATTTGCAGCACCCTCAGTTGCAATGACCTCTACAGAGACAAAATCAACAATCTGACGCCCTGCAATACGCAGCGCACTATCAATATCAGCCTTCCTGAGCTTCGTCAGACTCTCATCAAACAATTTGATACCATTTCCCTTGCGCGCAATTTTGATCATAGCTGCTTATCCTCAGCTGTGAAAAATGGCCCTATAGCACCATCATCAGTAGCTGACTGTGTTGGGTAGCTCGATATTCCGGCACTATTTTTCTCAGCAAGGATAGCTCCTGTTGTATCAATGAGTGATAGTTTGCGTTCTGTTATCTTCTCAAGGTATTCAATACCCTTTTTATACAAATCACTTCCATCAATAACGTTATTATCTTCTGTTTGCCGACCATCCAGAAGGAACGATGCGGATATAAGCGCCTCAATTTCCTTTAAAATAGCCTCTGCGGGAGAGCCGGTAAAGTTTGTGTTTACCGTTTCCACTGGCGTAGAGTAGATTTTCGTCAAATACGAGTTCACTACGCCATTCCCTGCTGCGCGCGCTATAGTTACATCAGAATCGTCAGCAGGCGACCATGCATAAATAACAGTAAGATCAGCACCGTTTGCAGGTGCGGCCGATAGAGTTATTTTACCCTGCGTAGCGTCAATGGACGAGATAGTCACAGACGTTCCATTCACAAATACAGTAACGTCAGCAATGGTGACAGTACCGCTATCGTTAAGGTCTACGAGTGGGGCGTGTTCTGTATAAAACGCAGTAGTACTCCCATCACCCTGTACCGGCTCGTCCCGAAGAACGCTGTAGAGCGACTCAGCACGTCCGACCATCTGCAGGCCAGCTTTTGTCCTGACGAATTGGAGTGATGAGAACATATACTATTTTCTATTAGATTGCATTCACTGAGCGCAGTTGTGCTTCTTGTGAAGGCGTCAAATCTTCTGGCTTGATAAAAGATCCTTTTTCGTACAACACTCCGTTGTGGTTGACTGGGTGTAAGACTTGGAATCCAAGCACATCACCAGCTGGGGTAGCAGGAACTTCTGCCTTCCCGCCTTCGCTGTCCACGTTCGTGTCTTCCTCTTCATCATCACCATCAAACACGCCGTCGGCCTTTGCTTTTTCGTAGATTTCTACGAGCTCGGCTTTGTTCATGTTTTCCTCAAAAGGAACATTGTAGTCTGTTAAAGCCTTCTTGATTTCTGGGATAGTCATATGCATGGGTTTTATTGATTAAAACTAGGCAACAGCGTTGATGAAACGATAGCCAGCTTCTGCAGCCATAACCTTTTGGGAGTATGACATGTGTGGTTCAACACCGTTGAACTTACCACGTGCATCGCGCCATTCGAGAACACTCAATTCTGGTGTTTCACCGTCTTCTGCAGTCAAAGTCAATGTATGACCGAGGGTCATTGTTTCTACATCTTCGGAAGCATCAGCGGCAACGTAGCAAAGATATGCATCCTTGCCCCAAATGTATGAAACGCTGTCAGCAGCACCTTGACGAGCTGAGTTGTATGCAGCGTCAGCGACAATGATGTTTTGTACATCCAAGATGTTAGCGAGCAATGCTTTGTTTGCAGCCACAGATAAACCGTTCAAACGGCCGATAATCTGAGGATGGACGAGCAATGCTGACCATACTGGGTAACTTAACACGAGAGTGTTTGGAGTCATCAAGCAAGCCAATTTTACTGTTTCACGAGCTGTTTTCACTGCTGACACTGGGTCAGAAGAAGAATCAGACCATTGTGTGGTACCGGAAAGAGTAACTGTGTTTGTGATAGCTGCATCGAGTACTGCTTTTGCGTCAATTTCGCGACGAATAAGCAGGCGACCCATAACTTTTCGAGTCTTACTGTTGAGCGCTTTTGTCATGCCGCCCATTTGACGAGCCTGTTTGTCGGTCACTTTTCCCCATAAGGAGTGATCTTCAATAGGTCCGTAGGTGACTTGAGAAAGACCGTCGCGTGCTTCTGCGGCATAGGTACCGTCAGCGCGTAAGGTTTGCTCTTGGCGAAGAGCGGATTTGTCGAATTGGAAGTAAATACCTGTGTCGGTTTCTACTTTGAGCATTGGGAGTACCTGCAACGCCACGAAAGAGCTATCTTGGTTGAAATAATCAATAGCCACCTTTGTGAACACTGGGGATACTCGCGCAACTGATTGTGATTGGTCCATAAAATTCTATGTATTGCCTTAGTTATTAAGCGCCGTAGTAAGCATTGACGATGCGAACTTTGATGACTTCTGCATCAGCGGAAGCAGCAGAAAGAGCCTGAGCTACGATAATATCGTTGTTTGACGTAACTGGAATGACTTTTCCTGATGCATCAGTTTTTAAATATGCGTTTACTGTTACAGCAGCGCCTGCAAGTGCTTTGCATACGCCAAAAGTAGCGATCTCTACAGGAGTGACGCCATCTGTGCCTGAATCTGCTTTCAAAAAGCCGATAGAAGCAGCGTTTGCGCCGCAAAGGTCTACAAGCATGCTTACGTCAGTAGCAGACGAATCTACTTTGACGGCTTTGTACTGATCTGCTGATGTGAAGGTTTGACCTGCAATACCAGTGATAGTAAATTCTTGGTTTGTTACCATACAAAAATGGATATAAAAAGAGTAGTTAAGTATACATCTCTCTTTCTATGCCCATTGCCCATCGGCGATCAACCGACGCAATTCATGTACGGAGTCAATGTTGTTTACAGTATAGCAAATAGGAAAAAATGCGCAATATAACTAACTCAATGGCAATCTATTTTGCTCTATCTGCGTGCGCGATTTTATAGGGGATTTGCTGCTCCAAGTTACACCAGCACCGAGTGTACCTGTATGATTACCAGTGCCAGAAGATGCAACACTTGTTCCAGACCCTTCGGTCAAGGCATAAGTATCAACAGGCGGTATGTCTGTCTTATGTTCAAACCAATCATCAGCCACATCCTCTGCAGTTAGTTCGTAGTTAAATATCTCCGGCTTATCCAAACGCATATTGGCGTTTTGCCCGACGCCTGCATATCCGCCCCACTTTGCCGCTACACCAGACGCAACAATAGTCGCAGACAAAGTGTTCGTGGTAGATCTTTGTGTTTGTAACACGTTGTTGTAATAAACATTAACACCAGAAGTATTTGAATTTCCAGAGTATGTTTCAACTACTCTAACCCATTGTCCAATAGGTGGAGGGGTATAATTTGCAATAAGCTGGTTTGTATTAACGGTACTAATCAAATAAAAGTTTAACGACGTTACACCGCCAGTTGTTTGCAGCCGAGTGAGCCAACCACGAAATGGCGAAGAACCTTGAATAGCTGCAAAAATATGCCCGTTAGCCGCTGGGTATGCGCAAACAAAAATCCAAAATGCGATAGACCATGATTGTGTTCTTTCATAAGGGTATGCATCTGTTCCGACACTCATGTCGTTCCCATTTGTTCCGGGGAAATACAAAGAATACGGTATATTTTTTATTTTCTGCCTTCTACCGGCTGCTGTTCTTTGCATACATGTAATTAAGTAATTGGTAGTCTACTATTTCTTGCTAACGTATACAAATGCGTCCTAGCGGCCAATAAATGCCCCGTAGCGGTGCTGTAGTGTATTTGGTCACTATTAACCAAGTCCGACGGAGAAACACCATATTGACCGTCTGTGGCCCCGAAAGCGTTGTGTATTTCACATAGTGTAAACCCGTCTACACTTGCGCCTGCTCGTATAAGAGTATTCAGATCATCGACAAATACTAACGATGTGGTAGGTCTTCCACCTTGTGTGTATGGAAACGGTATCAGCGTTGCAAGCTCAACCCTGTACCCTAAACTCTTACAGTAAGTCATCAATGTCTGCTGCACAGCATAGGCTTGTGCTGCTGTCTTACTTTCTACCGCATAGTCGTTGTTTCCTGTGGCAATACTGACAATGTTATCTGCTCCTTGTATCACATATGGGTCTATGCGAGTTGCACGATCATCGTATACATCTTGGGTAGAATACCCGCCATAACCTTGGTTGACAGCTATAAAGCCCTCATTGAATCGCCTTTTCATCATTTGGTTAGGCCAAAAAGAAACATTGTCAGCGCCTACATTTGAATCGCCAACACAAACTACATTCGTAAACTTAGTCAGTGTACGCATGTCAATCCAGTTGTATTTCTGGGTATTTTGAGTGATGCCAATACCGTGTTTTGTTCCGGTAAACGCGCTCACATCAGAGCCTATATAGATCAGTTGCTTGAATACGTTATACGGCGCCGCAGCGGACAATATAGCCCCATACAGACAGTTTCCGAATACCTTAGCTGTGAACGTGTACGTCCCAGCATTATTGATACCGCAAGCTACTGACCCAAGTGATGTGTATGTACCAGATACAACCTTACCTATGTTGATAGTAGATGTTGCATAATCTAGGTACACTTTGAGATAGTTACCTGACGAACTTTCTCGCAAGTGAATCTGTGGAGTAGACGCAATGTTTGTGATATTGACGGTGATTGTGGCATTCCGTCCTTCAAACCCGGTACGAGTCCAAGCACTTGTGTCTGCCCCTGTGCCGGCAGTAAGTGTATTTATCCCACCACTAATACTATAGGTACTATCTACCCACGCGCCAACCTTGCTCCAACCTGCGTCGGAGTTAAAATTGTCTAATAATACGGGCATTTTATGATCTATACGCAACTACACAAGCAACATTTGCTAAGGTGGCGTCAAAACCAACGTATAAACCTGTCCCGAATGTTGCGTCAATCGTTACAGTGTGGCCCACGGCTGTAGCAAAAACCCATTCCGAATATATAACGGTGCCAGACTCAGCAGTATTATCATAAACAGTCAAAAGCCCAGCTGTAGGAGTTGCTGTGAGTGGTGATATTGTGATTGTATGCAAAAATCCTGATCCAGAGACTATAGAAGCGTCCGCTGTAGCTCGACCTCTTGTAAATCTTTGCTCGACTTTCATAACGTCTTCATCCAAGTCCTCGCCTGCCAATCTATCAGCTAGAGATACGAGTAATGCGCGAGATAGAGTTGTCAAAAGTCTTACAATCTTTCCAGCTGTTGTGGCCGCAGGCAACGCAGATGGGTCTTGAGCTTCCGCGCCAACTAAAAGCGGATTTTGGGTGTTTGTAGCTCCATCTGCCTGTGAAGCTAGCTCAGTATTTGTTTTGGCTTCTACGCTCATAAATTATTTGTTACTTGCCTTCATTATAGTGACGTCAAAACTTCCTGCTGATGGCACAACTTCAACCCATAACCATTTGATAGCTACGCATTGCACGTCAAATAAACGTGTCAGAGCCGATGCTGCAGTAGTAACAACGCCAGTGTTCCCAGCAAGCACTGCCCCCGAATCAAGATCAAGAATACCCAATAATGCTTTTTGGTTACTCAAGCTATTTGCTGTTGCAGGTGCTGGCGTAGCCGACTGTAAAGAACCGTAAACTTTCAATGTTCCAGCATATGTAGCGTCATGACTGAGCTGTACAGTCAAATTTGCATATTGCGAAACATCAATAGGTGCAGATCTATATGTGGTTGTCTGCGTTCCAGATGAAGACGGAGACAAGTCACCGAGTTTATTTCGTTGATGATCGCTCATAGTATTATGACGTAAATGCGAATGTAGCTAGAAATTCTGGGTAGGTTAGTGTATTTGCTAAAGTTCCGGATGCAGCCACGCGAATACCAATACGATCACCTTTTACAACGGAAAGATTTGCTGCTGTACCGTGTAATGTGAGCGTTCTTTTTGTATTTGCAGCCAATGCTGACCCGCCAGTAGCCTTTGTTGTATTTGCATTGCCTGTATCAAGCATGTTTGTATTTCCTGAGCCAGCTTGACCAAGGTTGACAGCACTAAACGTAACATAGTTTGTGTCATGTGCAGCGAGCGCGTCAACTGCAGAAAATACTAACTCTGTGAGAGTCCCAGTCACCGGTGCGATCATAAATTTATCGGTGTTTCCTGTGGTTGTGACAGTAGCCATGCTGACTTGCGTGTGCTTCAACTTTGCAGAGTCCCCTGTTCTCAAATGTCGTGATCGGATTGCTCCATTTCCAATTTGTTCCTGTTGGTTCATATGTTTATATATTGATTACAATTCTCGTGCTTCGTATCGTGTTTTTAAATCCTTGTCGGCTGCCAGCACAGCGTTAATAGCTTTATCAATCTTGACGCCTTTATTTGCAGCCTGATATGCCTCAGCTTTTGCAACTACTTCCTCGTCAACAGATGCATAAACTTTTGCCTCGATATTCTCACCTGACGATTCTTTTTCAGTGTGCACGCCTGCTGGAATTGAGGCTAAAACCTTCAAAAACCCAGCCTCTTCCTTTTCGTCTAACTTCATAGCGAAATCAAGAGCCAAATCGTTAACTGCAGGAGTATGCTTCAATGCTGCAATAGAAGCCTTGAGCTTCATTGTGCGCACCTCTGCAATAGCCTTGCGACCTTCGGCGGCTTGCATCATAAGAGTTTTGTGCTCAGATGCACTCATGCGGACAACACCATTCTCACTTGCTTCTACTTTTTCAGCAACAGGAGCTGCTTCAACTGCCGCAGGAGCTTCAGCAGGCTTTTCTGCAGGAGCTTCAACCACTTCCACTTTTTCGACTGTTTCTGCAGGCTTTTCTGCTTCCACAGGCTTCTCTGCATCTGGTTTTTGTTCTTCATCATCTTTTTTGTCGTTAGCTTCTTCCTTTTTTTCTTCGGCTTTCACCAAGACAGCAGCTACGGCTGTTTTTTGTTCTTCGGTGAGCTCAGCTTCGTGTTCTTTTACGAATGCCTTTTCTTCGTCTGTCATTTCTTCGACCTTTTTGGCCAAAATTGCTTGTAAGTCCATGATATTCACATTAATTATTTCATTAGTTTTTTCAGAGGCAACTACTGGGGCCATTTCATTAAAGTATGGCTCGTTTACCAGAGCAGGAGAGGTGAGAACATTCTCGTAGTACTTTTTTGTGCGCGGGTCTTCATATTCCCAGAACCACTCAGGTGAAATGTACTTGTATATTTCATTCCTGATTTGCTCAAGCCCGTACTTGTTCCACTTCACTGTTGCCCACAAACCTTTGGCACCACGATCAATCAAATCAATTATCCATCCAGCTGCAGGACGATCTACGCTATCGTCGTGACCGACGAATACTGGCAGTGTACCATCTTTCGCAGTTTTTACACCATTGTGAAAGTTCTCAATCATCTCGGCAAGCATGTCTTGAGTGATCTCAAAACCTGATTCTCGCTGATGATGCGAAGCAAAAGAGCCTACCGGAAAAATCTGAATATCGGAGACAGTAAAAACTTGGCCAGTATCAGTGGTGACTTCGCGCATGTCACTCATTGACTCCTGTGCATCTAACGACGCATAAAATCTACCACGATATTTTTTCATAAAACTATTGTATCTCTTTTAGTGTTTGTTTGTCTATATTGCGGAAGTTTGACAACCCCATATCTTGATTGATTTCCGGTGGAATGCCTGTCGGTTGAGGCTTGTCTTTCTCATCAATCAAAACCTCTACCCATATGCAGCGGCAACCAAAATGCTGAGGCGGCATAAGGTATCGATATGCCGGGTCATCTTTCGTGATCACCTTCTTGTCAAGCGCGCGGCAAAAGTTGCATGTGCGTGCGTCGAGAATAGCAGAGTATTGGTAGCCCTGAATTTTATTTACATAGGTTTGCTGCACAAATGTACGCCCCTGATTGATTGCAGCTATAACCATCGCGGCCACAGTAGCGTCGATGATCTTCTGTTGCTTTTCTTTCATGTCTTGCCGCACAATCGCAGCAATTTCTTCGTTATTTCGCCCTGTTTGGTAAAGCTCCATAACTCGTGACATTGCGTTGTTTTGCAACTTAGTTGCATTTTCTTGTGCTACTTGTTGCGATTTGTACTGCATTTTTTGTATTTCTTCGGTGGTAGTCTTTGGAACAGGAGCAGCATTATCACCTAGAACGGCCTCAATTTCATCAGCAGTCATCATTTTTGCATATTCAAAGCTCTGGCGAATATTCTCGAGTATCTTCGAGCCGTATTCAGCAACCAAATCAGTGCGGAGCGTCTGCAATGCAGCCAATGGCTCTGGCGAACTAAGAGCAAACAAAATAGCAGCGATAATCGCGTCAATCTGCTGATCAGTGAGGCCGGTCAGACTATTGCGTAGCCTCTCCTCATCGCGTTCAATCTTCTTTTCTAGCCCGGCAAGGTTGACTTTCTCCTCAGAAGCGGTTAACGGGCGATAAAAAGACTTGTTTTTACCACTCATGGCCATTGATACATTAGCTTCCCCACTCTTTTCGCTTGCTTCCATGTTTACGTCTTCCTCATCTTCGAGCTGGTTCGGGCGCTGATCATCAACGACGTCCTCGCGCTCAGGGGCGGAGATCTTGGCACGAATCCATGCCTCAGTGTTTGGCGTCATGGTGATAGCACCAGAGCTGACCAATTTCTGCACCAAATCACCGAATGACGTGATGTCATCGCGCTTGATACCGGAATAGCACACCTTTGGGTACTCTTTTGAGTTTACAAAGTTGTATTGAATCAATGTTGGCATGACCTGATCGTTCACAAGCGAAGCTATCTGTCTTGCTACAGACTCAAGTGAGTTTTCGTATATAGTGCTTTGATCGTAAGAAGCGGCACGACTGCCGTTTGTAGTAGTGCCGAGGTGCATAAAACCAACCATTGCAGCGCGAGCAATCTGAATGTTCTGATGGTTAATCAATGGCTCGAAGTTGTAAACCTTATCAGCGTTCATGTCCATGATGCCTACATCATAGTCATCTGGATATGCAATATACCCAGTTTCGTTTGTGCGCAGGTTTGCAAGTGCCTCCTCAATAGCTGCGATCTTCTCAGTGTTCTCAGCAATGGACCGAGGATACTTCGCATATGGCACACCCATGGCTTGGCGCTCACCAGCAATAGCAGTAAATTTATAGAATTGCTGTACACGATACCAGTGTGGATATGCAGCACGCAGCACAGAGTTGCCCGTATAGTCATCTCCTCGCTTCTTAAACGAGAAAATCAACATATTTCGCAAGTATATCCTTGCGCTGTTTCCATTGTCTAAGCGTTGTATGATATATGGGTCTTTTGCATCTGCGCCCTGAATAAACCACTGATAGATAGTCTTTGGGTAGATATAATTAAAAACCGGAGCGAGCTTTGTTTGTCCGTTCCACTCCACTTCTCTCCACGTAACCTCAAAAGGCACAAATCCGAATGGAATCATATCAAGCGCACCCTCCAAGAACACTGGCCAGTTCTTCATAAGCACAGCGTCTACAAAATCACGCTGCTCTATATCTTGCTTTGCATCAGAAACAGGCTCGACATACCATTTTGCCGCAAGAATAGGCATTGTGAGCAGCTGTACAGTTTCTTGCACAGTTGCGTTCGAGCGCATCATCTCGTCATATTTCTGAATGCGCGTTGTTTGGTCTGCGAGTTCTGGTACATACTCATCGCTTTGGATTCGACCGTTGTAGATGATAGTACCCGAATATGACTCTCTGTCCTTATGGACCTTCGGATTTTTAGGCATTGCTATAATGGGTTATTGAATACTGATTGAGTTGATCCACGAGTCGAAAGCTCAGAGGGCGTTCTTTTCCTTGACATTGTATCATCTTTTTTTGTATGCACAAATTCTGCAGGCATATTTTTACTTGCAATGAGCATATAGTTGCCCGCATGTGCGTAGTGATCCGGCTTCCCATTGTCTACATACACATACATTTCTTGCTTTCCAATCATTTGTAGCACACGATCTTGATTTTTCAACTGATCATAAAGCCCGCGGATATACTTCGCATGCTTTGGCAACAGTATTTGCTGTGCACGGATACGTCCAAACAACTCATCGAGCGATGCGGTACGATGCACACTCACTGCGCCACCTTCTTTGTGCCAATTAAGGTACTCCTCACCGTTGATCGTGTGATAGTCGTAGTGCGCGGCAAATAATCGTCCGCTATATCGGTTGACCAATTTCGTCACAAGGTTCGTCTCAGGCAGTGCATCAATCACACAACAGCGAATATCGTACCAGTCCATGTGGTACGGCAGGTCTGTTTCAAGGTTTCTGAGCTCATGAATACCAACGACCTCAACCTTTTTGAGTTCTTTGTTCCATCGCCCCACCCACATGTATGACACGCGCCCTACGTCTACACCGGCAAATAAGGCGTCTTTTGCGTGCTTAACGTGCGGTATAGTGTGTTTTCCCTGACAAGCATCGAGTTGAGCGTCAGTGATAGTGCTATTTTGCGATTTGTAAGGAATGCCGAGGTCTTGGTTGTAGGCTTCCTGTACTACAAATTCATTATAGGAGTTCATACGCTCAATCAGCTTCGTGAGATTGAGGTACGGGTTCAACAAACCCGATACCACATACCCGCGCCGTGTGCGATTTGGGTATAACGGTTTCCATGAACCTTGCTGCAGGTCCTCGCTGGTCATTTGCTTTTTGCAGTGCCCACACACAAGCATAGCCTCCTTCTCGTCAACGTTATTCCAGTACGAGAGCGTCTGCTCGCGCTTGCAGTGCTTGCAAGTCACGTGCCATTGCATCTGATCGGTCTGCTGTATCTCAAGATCAATGCCACGACCCTCATGTGTAGGCGTAGAAAGATTGAGCAGCCAGTGCAACTTGGAGTGCAGTAGCCGTTTCTCGATCATAGAGATAGAAAGTCCCTCAAAGCGATCAAACTCGTCCAATACAGCAAAATCAAGCGGTGTTGATGTAACCTGCCGCGGGTTCTGTGCACCACGAAACATGACAAATGCATTGCGAATCTTCTTCAAAGACATCTTATCGGCCATTTTGCCACGTCCTTGCAGCCCAGCACGCGCCGTGATCTTGTTTAGGTATGGCACTGACTCAAACACCGGATCGACACGGGTCTGTACGTGATCATACACTTGCTTTTCAGCCGGGAAGTAATAACCGACATTTCCACCAAGCATATCAGCTACAAAAACAGAGCGCGCAAGTGCGTACTCTGAAAAACCGAGCTGTGCTGCCTTCTTGATTGTTATGTCCGGCGAATTGTCTTTGTAGATGCCTTTTAGGTATGCATGCTGTTCAAAATCAAGATATTCACCCTTATGATTCTTCCAATAGCACTGCGCCCAAAAATACAGGTTCGTGCGAGCCCGTTTCTTTGCCTGATACGCTGCTGCCAGTTCAAACTGGCTTTTTACGTTTGGCTGCTCGCTGTTGGGCTCTGATGAACTCATCAACTGCGTCGTCTGAGACGCTGTCGTATTGATCAAGGAGCTCGTTACCTTCTTCTTTGTCATCATCGGCGTCAATTACTTTTTCTTTTGGTGTAAATTCTCGGTCCTTGCGATCCAGCCAATGTGCCGACCAGTATGCATCGCCTTTCTTAACAGCAGTTTTCAGGTTTTTGCGCGCACTGGCGTTTACGTCATTCTGCCAGATCTTGATTTTCAATCGAAGCTCTTCGTCTTGAAGCAACCAAGTTGCGACAGTGCTTTGCTTCACTCCTGCGCACTCGCATGCCCCTTTAACGGAATAACCCAGCAAAAAGAAAGGTCTTAGCAGTTCGATAATTTTTTTCTTTTTCCACTTCTTTCCTTGAGCCATATTATTGCAATAAAAACGCACTCACAATCACTACGAAAAATACAAACCAAGCAGTGTTAACTGTGCGTGTGAGTTGAGTAAAACGCTGAATGCGTGCATTCTGATCCTTTACGTAGTCCACAGATAAACCATTGTACCCCTGAAAAATGGAGTCAATCATTTTACTGTAAAAATCAAATACCATGCTGTGTAATAGCGCAGAGCTAATAAGCATGATAAAAAAGCCAGTCACTGAGACAGCTTGAATCATTGACGGCAGCGTCCCCAACGTCAAGAGTTGAGAAGCAAAACCTACAGCGTACATGACGTACATAGCAGCTTCCCGGACCGCGCCAACGCGTGCCGCTGCTTCACTGCGCTTGATTGATAGTGCGACGTAGCGCTCGTCGATACTTGGTTGTTCTTTGTTCATATGCTTATAGTTTCCAATTAGCTCCACACTCGTTGCATTTTGAGAATTGCGGCAATAGAGGCCATAGCAAGAATGCTAATCCCCATGTAAGAAGGCCAAAAATAACGATAAAGCCAACGTACTTGCGGTACGTGTACACTCGTCTGCTTTCGCAGTTCGGGCAGATGTTTAGGTAGCGTGTCATGGTTTTTTTGTTATAAATTATTTTGTTATGGTCTCCATTTCTCTCCTTTTTTCAGCGGGTCAAGCCTATGTACAGGCCAAGGATGCACTGCATTTTCCTGCAAAGCGATGATTGCCTTGTGCACATGCCGCGG